TGCTCTAAGTGTCTTTGTTCTCCCTGCGTATGCAGAGGGGGATACACCTGTAACTGCAGTTGCAAATCCTCAGGCAACATCGACAGGAAGTGTAACAAACCAGGCAGTACAAGTCCTACAGGGTCCATACGTGACCAATTCATACGGTGGTGGAGTAAGTTGTCAGGGCCCAACGTTTAATCTTACTCCCTTTATGACCACATCTAAAAGTGGTTCAAGACCTTTTGAAGCATATGCAGATATTGATAATGATCTAACCACAGGAATTGATGGATTAGAAAGAACTGGTCAGAAAGATACCTTTGCAAATAATTTTGGTCTATCAGCAACTCTATCATTTCCTTTAGATGGTGGATTGCAAGAAAGATGTAAGACTGCTGCAGATACTTGGACTGCTAGACAAAGATCAGAAACTGATAAAGCGAGACTTGATTTTGAACTTGTAAGATTATTAAAATGTGGCGAAGCAATGAAGAATGGGATTTTCTTTAATCCTTCTTCCCCTTACGCAAAGATATGTGCGGATGTTGTTGTGATTCAGCAAAAACCTGCTTCTGGAGTAATTTCTCAGCCTTTTGTTCCTTCTTCAACAACTTCAAAGTCTTCTTATCCAGTTCCAAAGCAAAAAGCAACTGAGTCTCGTAAGGCGTCAGATCTCGGTTCATCAATTGCTTTGCCCTGATAAACAACTGATTAATAATTGGTTGTAGTCTTTTTACCAACCATTCCACCATAGATTTCCCAACAAGAGCCGCAGCAACACTAGCAGTAGCAGTGGTGCCAGCAAGCATAACCTGTTCTTTAGGAGGAATTGGAACTGGTCCAACAAAGGGAACTTGGATTTCTGGGACACCTAGATTACTTTGTGTTCGTGGTGCAATTGTTTGTATTTCTTGTTGAGTGACTGTTGGTATTGGAGGTATAAATGGTTTTACATCTGGGAGTGCTCTAGGTTTATCTTGAATTTCTTCTTCTTTTTTTGGTTCCTGTTGAGGAGTTATCATTTTCCTAAACTCTTCAGTTGTAGGAGCATCAACTGGTTCATATTGCGGAATACCATCAAGAGGCACATCCACAACGGGTATTGGTAATTTTCTATTAATTGGTACAAGAATAGGTGGAGGTTCCAGATTACGAATGACTGGAACTTCCACTCTTGGAGTTTGTATACTATTTGTCCTTATATCAGGAATTTCTGGTACGTTTGGCATCTAACTCAGCAAAGTTTTTCTTCTTTGTACCTCCATCGTAAATCCAAGCCATCCCTTCAGTAATCATTTGGTCATTCAATGAGGTCTCTTGGTCATTAATGAATAAATGACCAATGATACGACCATACTTCTCAGTACTATCTGGAAGTTCGGTTTTGATTAGAATGTCCTTAGCATTTTCTACTTTATGCTTCAACCACTCTTTTGATTCTAATCCGTATTTTTTTTCATTTGCGTCTGATGTGCGACTCTCTGGAGTATCAATAGCAGCAAGACGAATTCTTTTTTCTAAACTAATATCAAACCCTAAATCTATTGATGCGTCAATCGTATCACCATCAACTACTTTTAAAATTTGTTTGATGCGGTATATGTATGGATCTTTTAAGGACATTAGAATGGGAGTTTAAACTTCTGGGTATTTATCTTAGGAATAGGAAATTTTTCAAATGCCTTATTTACTTGTTCTTCAACAACCTTATCCACCACTTGATTGATATACTTCTCTGGGTTATTTAAAACTTCTTCTGCCTTCTTATAGGTTACATAAGCACCTACACAAAGAGCACCACTAATGAGAAGACTTGTGATTGATAGAATCAGACTTAAATGTTTCATCTTGCATCTCCGAATGTGCTAACTTTAATATGTAGTAAATGCAATAACAAGTAAACAATAATCCTGGTCCAAGAATTGCACAAACACCCCAAGGAAATTCATTCATAATCTTCCCTCCTCTTTGTGAATAAAATCTTTTAAATCTCTTAGATATTTTCTTAATATCTGTGACTGTTCTTCGTGCCAAAGATCACCCGTCTCCAAATGAAGACTGGTGTGGTTATCTACGGCTTTGAGGATTTGGTGTATCGGTTTATTCCAACACTCACGCTTGGGAGTGTCCCACTCTCTCGACATAAGTCCTCATTACTTTTTCTTTCCACCATTCTTTGCTTTTTTTGCTGTAGCATTCCCTTGATTCTGTTTAGAACCGTTGGAACCCTTTTTACCTTTGTTTGATGACTTTGCCATTATACCCCAGTTGTACGTGGTTGAACTTGACCTTCCAGAACCTCAACTCTTTCTTCAAGAGATACTGTTGTTTCATCATTTGTTGAAACTGGTGATTCTAATGAAACAGATGGTTCTACAACAAATTCAGTTCTTGGAAGTTCCTTTTTTTCATCTTCATCCTTATCACCACCTTTCTTCATTGTGTTTACTCCAAAGGTGGCAGCACAAGCAGTAAAGACTGTAGCAATGAATGTGGGATCAAATTTTTGCAATACTCCACCATAACTTGCGGTAAGTAGAGCAGCAGACCAACCCAAAATAGCAACACGAATAATAGTGCCCATAGTTTTTTCTTTATTATTTTGATTCGTTTGCATATCTTTAATTTACAAAATCTATAGTTATTTATTTTTTACAATTCCTCTACTCTATTTTATAATAGAAAAGGTGCCCGAAAGCACCTAATCTTACCTACGAAATTGCAGTCTCAATAGGTGTAGTTATTTATCCTTTTTTCCAAGCTTCACCTTCTGCTTTTCTTCTACGAGCAAGACCTGCTTCTACATTAGAACCAGGATTGCGATAGAGATAAAGCGCATCGGGAACTAAATCCCATTCTTTATTCTTCAGACGCTTGGTGATAGTATTAAAATCACCAGAACCATAGAAACCAGCACCGAGATTATAAGCAAACGAGAGAAGTGCTCCTCTTTTGCCGTCAGACATTTGATTCCAATGTGGAATCTTACGAAGTGATGGAAGAAACTGGTTCTTACATTGAGTAATCAATAACTCATCTGCTTCCTGTTGAGTGATTGTATCTCCCATATGGAATGGTGATCCATCTTTCTTGCGAGTAGTTCCCCAACCAATAGTGATTGGAAGACCACCTGATAATGGATCTGGGTATGCTTTGAGATGACATCCTTCAAACTCTTTGATAAGTTTGATACCAGTCATAGTCATATCATCACCACCTGCTACAGGGGCAGTAGGACTAGCGGCAACCGCAGTTACCGCACTTCCCTTTTTTCCTCTGTAAATCTCCGCCCACTCGGCAGTATCTTCTAGGAATTTAACTGGAAGGTGATCTTCCATCCACTGAACGCCCTTTACGTGATTGGGGTTCTTTTCATCATAATACTTGAAGAAGTTGTGTAAATCTACTTTTGCCATTGTTCTATCTCCTATCAGTGAAAAATACGACCCCAACCATCGTTACCACCTGGGCACCAACGATACTTGAGAACTGCTTTGGTGTAAATGGTCTTCTTACCATTCTCTACTGGACCTGTATAATTATCATTTAATGATCCATAAGGGTCATTGATGTAATAACCTTTACCATCTGGAGTAGTACCAATGACTACAACCATATGCCCACCAGTAGGTGCAGAAAGAGAACCCCTGTGAAGAATACCAATAACGACAGGTTTACCAGCAGATAAACTTTTATCAATATCAGAAAAAGAAAGATTGTAACTAAAGTGTGACTTAACACCATAGCCTTCAAGAACACGGGTTTGAACCGCATGATCTGTTGAGTCACCAATTGCGAATACTTTTTGAACATAGGCATCATCGCCTTTTGCTCCTTTGAGAGATCCTGGTTTTAGAAACTCAAGGCACATCGCACACGATGAAGAGTTACAAGTTCTATGTGCGTCTCTATAGTTATCTACTTGATTGAAATATGGAACTGCCAATACTGCTGGAGTAGGTGGTTTAGTTCTAAAAATTTTTACCCATTCAGTTTCAGAATCATCCATATATTCAGTAGGAAGGTTATCCTCTAACCATTGCACTGCTGCTACGTGGTCTGCATTCTTATCATCATAATACTTAAAAAAGTTATGAAGATCTAAGGTCATTATTCCCCCCTAAAGCACTGAGGTATTTATAAAAAAAAGGGCATCTAAGTGCCCCCCCCCCTGAAAATCAAAAAACTCCGGGAATAATTTGCCCAGTTGTAAGATAAGTTCCAACTGCGATTACGAACCCAAGCATAGCGAGGCGGCCATTAAGAATTTCTGCCTCTGATGTCCATCCGAATTTCATTTTAGTTCTCCTTAGTAAGTTTCTGAAAGTTGATTAATTGAGTGTGCCAACAATACAAAGAAGGCAACACTTGTTGTTGTAAAAATAACTTCGGACATCAGAAGACACCAAAGAATAGTTTACCAGTGGCAACGTAGGACACGATACCTGCAATGAATCCTAGCATTGCCCAACGTCCATTAGCAAGCTCGGCACGTTCGTTATGAGTCATCATGCCATACTTGGCAGCATCCTCATCGGAGATGTACATCTTTGGTTCACGGGCAAACATATTTTGTTGCCCGCGATCATTAGTCGTTACGGTCATTTTTTCGTTTTGTTACGAAACATTACACAATTATATAGGAAATATAAAAGGGTGTCAAGCACCCCAACATATCATTCTTTAATTTGATTTACAGCAGCCTGTGCTTTTGCTTGAATTGCATCCTTGAGAGGGACATATCCAAGATCGTCAGCAAGTGCCTGTGCCTTATCACTCAAAATATAATTAAGAGTTTCTTTGATGGCATCAGTCTTAGAACCATTACCAGTCTTATAAGCAAGCAGATAAGTCAGTGTTGCAATGGGATATGCACCACGAGCAGCAGGATTTGGATCCTGTCCTGCAAGGTTCTTATCCAAAACAATACCATTCAGTGCCTTAGAACCAGAAGCATAACTGGGAAGAACAAACTCACCAGACTTATTCTGAACTGCGGCAGCTTTCAGATTACCCTTGACAAAAGATTGGTTGATGTATCCGATGGAACCAGGAGTTGTTGCAAGAATACCAGCAACACCATCATTACCTTTACCACCAACACCACCTTTCCAATTTACGGATTTAGCAGTTCCAAGAGTCCATTCATTAGAGAATGCCTGCATAGATTCAGTGAATGCAGCAGTGGTTCCAGAACCATCAGAACGGTATGCTGTGATGATTTTGCCACCAGGACATCCAAGTTCCTTCCAGGTATCAATAGAACCCATAAAGACGGATACTGCTTGCTTCTGAGTGAGTTTCAGTTTGCAGGCAGGATTGTTATAGGCAATTGCAATCGTTCCACCAACGATGGGGATTTGCACCACACCACGGGAAACTTTTGCACGATCCTTATCTTTGATAGGATCATCAGTCGCACCAAGAGATACGGTTTCGTCAATGAATGCTTTACGTCCAGCACCAGAACCAGTTGCCTGATAGTTGACTTTGGGTCCACCTGCCTTGGCAAGATTAGAGAACCAACGAACATAGATGGTTTCTGGGAATGTA